GTTCTTTTGTTCATCAGAGTCCATGGAAGTTAATTAAGTTAAACAATATCTTTTATCTTGCCACACTTAAGACATTCTTCATCTCCGTCTCCATCAGCGTCACCCCAAACGTGCTCACACTGACGGTGTGCAAAATACTCATCAATCTTACCGTCACCATCAAAGTCTAGACCGTCCATTACACCGTCTCCGTCTTCATCAATCTCTACACCTTTTTTAGCTGGTGCAGCAGGAGCTTCTGGTTTAACTTCTTCTTCTTTAATCTCTTCTTTAGAAGCTTGTGATTGAGCATTAGCTCTATCAGCTGCAGCTAAGAAAGCAGGGTCCACAAGAGGAGTAGATGGCTTGTTAGACTCTTTCATATCATTAGTATGTGATAATGAAACTCCGTCTTCTTCATCCATCTTCTGTACTAACATTTTATCCTTGTCAGTATCAGAGAACCAGTAATCAATAATCTTACCATAAGAGCCAATGAAAGCTCCTAGTAATAATAACAATAGTTCCTTCCATTCACCTTGAATTGCTGTACCGTAAGTAATAGCGGTAAAGATACCTGCTATAATAAGCATAAAAGATCCAAGTACTAACGCTGTAATAAACCAGCGTCTCATCATCATTGAGCTAAGTAGTTCTTTAAAACCACTAGGTTGTGTGTTGTTTTCCATATAAACGTTTATTAATTAATTACCACTTTGGTGCTTCTTCCTTAAACTCATCCCCTTCTTTCTTTTTAACTTTAGCAGCAGGTTGAGCAGGTTGAGCTGCAGGTTTTTCTACAACTCTTTCAATTACTTTAGTACCTCCACCAGCTTGTTGAGCTTGTTGGTTAGAGTTAGTAATGTTAATTACAGGAGCTGGAGCTGCAGCAGGAGCTGCTTCTTTATCTCCTCCACCTAATAGTGTACTTAACCATACACCACCAGCAGTAACAACTGTACCTAATACACCGATCACAGTCTTCTTAAGACTTGACCAAGTTCCTTCTTCTTGTGTTTCTTCTGACATGATATTCTATTTTATAATTATTGGATGTTTAACTTCTTTACCGTTTATGTCTATAAAGATAAGATCATAATCTTGCTTAGCCAGCTGTTTAAGATCAAATACTTTTTTAGTTACTTCTTCTGTAGCTGTAAAGCCTTCTTTTTTAACTGGCTCTTCTTTACCAAAAGGTACAATCAACACAGAGTATTTAGCTCCAACTGTAGTAGCAAACTCTGCAGTGATGATATTACCACTTTGTGTAATAGACTTAATACTTGTAGATGTAGACTGCACACCTAGATTAATAGGAGTAGGCTCTTCTAGTTCTACCTTAGTACAAGAATAAATTACAAAAATTAATATAAACAATAAGTATATACCTAGTATTTTATTAGTCTCTTTCATCTTAGAAGTTATTATAACCTGTTAATTTAATTTGAGTAGAGTTAAGATTAATACCTAACTGATTTCCTTTTATATCTGCAGCATCCATAAGAGGTGATACCTTTACAGATGTAACAATGTCAACACCTTGACCTATTGTACTAAACTTAAGTTTAAACGGTACATTAGTTCCTTTAATAGCTTCTGAGTTGTTCTTATCTAAAGCACCAAACTTAACACGACCATCTTTAGAGCTTGCAAATACATACCAGGTGTTTGGTACAGTAGCTAACAGCTCTTCAAACTTAATCTTAGCCGGGTCAAATGTAAATTCAAATTGTAATCCAGTAACAGATGCACCTTTTGTATCTATGCTAACTGGAATCTCTACAGTGTTAGATGTAACAGTTAAATTATTTAAGTTTACATCAATAACATTTAAACTTCCAGGTGTAGTAATTGAAGTACCTGTACTATTAGATTGAACAGCCATAGTTCTAAAGGCAGTGTTAGTAGCCAAGCTATTAACTGCATTAGTCTGTACTGAAGTGTTTCCTCCACTCATAGTAACTACTTGTGAAGAGTGAGATCTATTTACATCACCCCATAAAAGATACTTAAGATCTAAAACAGCATTGGTACCAAGTGTACCTGTTTTAAATAAAGTACGAGGCATGGTAATAGTCTTCCAGTTTGACTTAGTAATAGAGCCCCAAGAGTTATTTACAGATGTATTCATCTCAAACTCTGCTCTAAAGCCATAATCAGATCCCTGCATATTTCTTATAGAAGAAATATATGTACTAGAACCGTCAGTGACTTTTGTTAGAGAAGATGGTAGTCTATATATAGCCCATGTTCCATCATTACTTACAAACTCAACAGGACCAGTGTACACGTCAAACAATTGTACAGATTTAATCTGATCAGCTGTAACACCACTAGGAAACTCTCTTGCATCAATATGTAATTTACTTACACCATTAGAGTATCCGTTTACAGTTACGTAAGCCCATTCTACTTGACCTGCAATAGTTGTAGCATTAGCTGCATTCCATGTAGGAAGACTCATCCAACCACCACTACCTGATGTATAACCATTAGGAAGCATCATTAAAGTATCTATACCTGCTACTTGTGCTAATAGTTGTGGTAGATCACCACCATCAATAGATTTATTACGATTAATATCTGCAGCAAATAATGATTGTCCAGTATTTAAACTCTGACCATTAGATCCATCTAGTCCCATAGATGTAAATTCACCTTGAGCTGAGGTAAAGTCTGAAATAGTAATAGCATTATTATATACAGTGTACAACTTATCCATCTCATGCATCACTGTAACATCATATACTGTGTTAGCATTTAACTGAGATTGATTAATATCAACTTCTCCTGTAGATGTAACAGGAAATAATACACCCTGGTTAGTAAGAGTATCTCTAAATGAAACTCTTAAATTAGATAGATTAAATAAGTTAGAGTTCAAGTCTACTTTAGCTGAGACATACTTACCAAAGTTTTGGTTCATCAAAACAGAAGTAGATAATGGAGCTTCCATTATTGTATTGTCCCATGTACCATCTGCTTTCCAACCTGCTACAAAGTTTAATTTAATAGGATTAAACGTATATGCTGTAGAAGCAGCTTTAAGTCTAAATCTTATTCTAATAAAATCACTATATCCACTATATGGCATAGGTGAATTAGTAGCCCAAGATAGTGTTGTTCTTAAAATAGCATTAGGTCCACCAACTCCATTAAATGTATAACTAGCATACTGGTAGTTAGTAGTACCATTAGCTGTGTTATTAGCAGCAGATCCTGATGTTACAGAATTCCAAGTATAGTTAGGATAGTTATTCCAAGATAACTGTATTGTAGAGTTTTGAGGAAGAATACCACCGTTTCCCCCTGTCCCGGTATGATTAACAGAAACTAACTCAAAGTTTACTTGATCATACATAATATCAAATAACAACTGACGTGTAGTGTTGTTATTCATACCATTACCATAGATAATATAATCAAAAGTGTCTCCTCTATTAAGAGAAGATCCTCCTACAAACGTAGAAGCTTTAAACTTTTGCTGAGCAGAAACCTGTACAGCAAAAACCAATAAAACAGTAACAAAAAGTAATATCTTCTTCATTATAAGAGTTTATTTACTAATGACACAGAAGCTTTTTTCAAAGCAGAACTTAAGTTTTGTTGGTTAAATTTACCCCCTTCATCTACAAGAAGAGCTGACATAGATATTTCATCAGCAGACTCTTCTACAATAATTTTCTTTTCAAGCTTTCCCTCTTTATATAAAAGACCACGTAGTCTAATGACGACTGACTCTTTATTATTGTGTAGTACAGAAAAACTAGATTGCGTCTTTAGTACATCTAAATAGATTATCTCTACAGATAACTTAAGATTAGCATTCTTGTCTAACTCATACTCTTTCTCTTGAAGTGCTTCTTCTAGTACATTCTTTACACCAAACTCTAAGTTACGGTTACCAGCAAGAGACCCCACTACTACTTTATTAGTAACAGCAGATATATCTATCTTCTTAGGTGCTTCATACCAGATATTACCTGGATCATTTTTAAACGTACCGTCAAACTTCCAACTGAACCAGTTAGAGATTGCTAAAGTCTTATCTTCTTGCCCAGAAAAGTGCAAGTAGATCATGTAAACCTGAATACTTAATGCAAAAGCTATCCATAGACATACTATACCTATAAATATCTTAGCAATAAGGTCCCCAAGTTTGCTTGTGTAGTTAAGTAAAACAGCCCTCATACTTTCTTCTTTTGTGAGAGCTAAGAGTTATTACCTCCCTTGCCCTCTGTATTTTTTAACATGTTTCTGCTTTGGTCCACTAGTCTTACTGTGACGACCAAGTCTTCTTTTACCGAAGCTGATTTTCTTAGCTTCTGATCCTTTAGCTTTTGCCATACTTATTGGTTTTTATGCAAGTAATGCGTGATACTCTTTAAAATGCTTGATACGATCAGCTAAACCAATAGTACCACCGTTTACACGCTTAGTAATTTTGGTTACTACTTCATTGCTAGATCCTGTATCAGCAATAAGATTAAGTCCGTTCTTTTTCCAGAACCAAGCTGCAGACGCTAATGCGTGTTTAGTAGATACTAAATCAGGATTAGCAAGGATATCATCAGGTACAGCAGCATCAAAAGCAGTATAGTTTTGTTTACCCGTCAATTGGATATATCCTCTTCCACGGAACTTGAACCCCTCTCCTGATGCTTCAGGACCATTACCCATACGTCCACCGTATACACGGTTAGCAATCTTTTCTGGTTTACGAGCATAAGCGTCAGCTAGTGCTTGTGTAGGAAAGTATTTCTTAAAAATACCCATAAGACCCTTAGCTGAATAGTTAAGGTTTTCTTGAGTAAGTCTGAATCCACCTGATTCATGTCCACACTGAGCTAAGAAGTGAGCCAGTCTCAATGGTGTATTAACACCAAAGCTTTCCATTACGCCAGGAATTTGTGCAATCACAGTATCCGGAACGTGTCCTTTTAGTTTGTCTAAGTTCATATCTATAATTGTTTACTACTTCTTCTTCTTAGCAGCAGCTTTAGGAGCTACTTTCTTAACTTCTTTCACTACCTGAGCAGCAACTACAGCCTTCTGTACCTTGCTACCAAATAAGAACTTCTTTACTAATTCAATAATCTTTTTCATACTATTTATTTTTTTTACCGATTTTCCAGTAAGTCTGGAAACCATAAGAAATGTTACCGTTTATATCAGACCCGGCTTTAAGTCCGTATATCTTATCTTTTTTAGTCTTTAGAATAAGTCCTGCTTCTGCAGAATGCAATCCTAAAGTTTGTGTTGTATTTATACCACCTCCTACATACAATTGTGTTTTAGCAGGAGCTTGGTTAGTGACAGTTACTGTCTTAGTGACAAATGGGATCTTGTAGTCATACTTCCAAGATCTACCAGCTATTTTGTTTTCCCTAATACTATCAGTTACAACAACATAACCAAGTGTATCAAGCTTTACACTGTCAACGTATATAGCTAATGCAGTATACATCTTAACAAGATTATCAAACTGTACCTTTAGAGCAGCATAATTAGTATCAGCTAAGTACTCTGTCTTACCTTCTATAAATAAACTATCATGAATGATCTGAGCCGGTAACGGTTTTGAGTATATTAAACTATCCTTTTTGAACCAGGTAGTATCGTGTACAATAGTAGTATCAGATGTAGAACGGTCTCCACCGCCCACACAACCTTTATTCTGTAAAAGAACAAAGACTACTAATACACCTATAATAAAGATGTATATCTTATTCATCGTTTTTCTTTTTAAGTGAGAACTTATCCCCTGTATCACCAATCAAGGCTGCAATACAGATGTACATTACAGCATCTACTAGAGCATCAGAGGGTTTAATATCCCCGTGAGTAAAACTATTAGCTGTAAGAGTGATACATAGAAACAATGCACACATAAAACCTACCACTGGTTTAATAGAGGTAGATCCACGCTCATCTTTAAAAAGATCTAAGACCCACTGTTTAAAAGTCATACTTAATTGTTTTTAGTTTCATAGCTTTGTCATCAGGTAATACAGCTACAACTTCTTGATACTCAGGTACTTCTGGAATTGGAGCTATTGGAGCTGATGCAGCTTTAAACATCTGACGTTCCAAGTTATCAATCCTGGTCTTATCTATATTAGACTGAGCCATTAATAACTTTACGTCAGCTTTTATTTCGTTTACATCATTCCAAATGAGTAAACTAACAAGAGATACTAAAGTGGGGAATATCCACACTTTAAAAGCTGCTATAGATGAATTTTCTCTAGTCATTTAGATTCTATTTTAAAAGTTTAAACTCATAAACAGAACCTGCGGGTTTCTTCAGACTGATAGTCAATGTGTTAGGTACAATATTTCCTTTAGAATCTTTACGTACAAAGTAACGTAAGCCTGAAGGTTGAGCTACCACTGATTGACCAACACCTGGAGCTACGTCTGCTGCAGGAATAACAATAGTATCAACTGGAGTTTTAGCTGTACTAGCAACAGACATCATAGTACCCGGAATTGGGAACCCTAGAGCGTCTTTTTGGGCATAAAATTTTTTAGCCATTGTGTAAAGTATTTATATATAAATATTTAAAGTGTAGATTTTCTATAATCCCTACATTATAATATACAAAATATCCAGGAATTAACCTAGATTTGTGTATAAAACTAGAATAACGTATGGAAACCACAGCTTACGCCAACAAGCTTGAAAAAAAGCTTATCACAGAGTTTAAAGACCTGTTCTATGAAAAAATGGGGTACTACCCTATTATTGTCAGCAGTTCTAAAGTTCATGGGGATACTTCTATTCCCATCATGAGTCTTCATAGTCTGAAGAAAATGTTTGATCCTTTCTTACCCAAGAGATTTAATGAGGTGATACCTTTAGAGTCTAAGCTTAGAGAAAGAAACATTGTAGAGTTACGATCTATTTTCTGCCACATGGCTAGGTCTATGAAGTATAACTTAACTTCTATAGGTGAAATGTTAGGAAACAGAGACCACACTACCATTATCCACAACGTTAATGCATTTGCTGACTTAGTAGAAACTAATGAAGCATTTCGTCTAAAGTATTTTACTATCCTTAAACATATCAGAGAACAGCATGAGTCACCAATTATGGACAACACTAATCAAGTACAACGTCAGCCCCAATCAGATTTACTTTCTTGACTGCTGCAGAAATAGAATTAAGCCTACTGGTATAATAAACCAAGAAGCTGAAGGACATATCTGCAGAGCTAAAGGATTTATAAATGATGAAGGACAACTGACAGACAGAGCAGTATTAATTTTAGATGAGTTTCAAACCTTTCTCCTCAAAAGTAAAAAAAAGGTTACTAGTGAAGTGCTGGGAGACCAGTTTCTTGATAAGATAAAGTATTATAGAGAACTATTCCCTAAAGGTACGCTACCATCAGGAGCTGTATCTAAGCAAAGTGTAGCACAACTTAAAGATAAGTTTATCAAGTTCTTTCAAACTTATCCTGAGTATGAATGGCCCATAGTTCATTTAGCCACAGAGTATTACATCTTTGAAAAAGAGAAAGTAAACTTTGAGTTTATGAAAAACAGCGGCTACTTTATAGATAAGTTTGGTGTATCTGAACTAGCAAACTACTGTGATCTGCTACTAGAAAGTCCAGAAATTCTAGAACCAGCTATGGAACAGTATAAAAAACAAAATAGTAAGTGGTTTCAAGAAAACCGTTAGAAAAATTTTGTTTTTTCCCTAATTAGTCATATATTTGAATTACATTAAACAATTTAACATGAGTAACACAACCCACAACTCTGAGGACTTAAAGGATTTCTTTAACACCCTCCCCGTAGTAGATTCTTCAAGACCTGATCTACGTATTATAAACTTTGAAATACTAGAGTCTGTAGTCAGAAATGCTGAAAACAGAGCCTCATTAAACGCTAGTATGAATGCTTTAGTACAAGCTAAAGAAATCGTACAAGATGTTTTTGGTAAATCATTAGTTAGTTTATAATACAATCTTACATGGATCAAAAAATAGAAAGACCTTATGGTGCTATTACGCACGCTGAAGGCTTACGTAAAGGTCTAAAATACATTAATGATAGACGTAAAGGACGTATCAAGTCCTTAAGAACACCTTGGGATGCTATTAACAATGCAACTATTGGTGGTATAGAGTGGGGCAGCCTAGTTACAATAGGTGCACGTCCTGCTGCAGGTAAGACTATGTTCATTAGTCATATCCTTAGAGAGTCTAAAAGACTTAATCCAGATCAGGATTTTTCTATCCTAGAGTTTCAGTTTGAGATGGGTGACGAGTCCTATGCTGCAAGAGAGTTTGCGGCACAGGTTGCTATGGACTATAACGTAGTGTTATCTTCTAAAAGAGAGCTTGATGACTTTGCATACCAACAGATGGAAAACTATCTCAAAGATGCAGAAGAGTTAGAAAAGCTTGGAGTACAGAGAATACGTATTAAGAAGCCTCTTACTTCTGCTGATATGAAGAAAGCTATTCACCACTATTTCAATGAGTTAGGTGGTAAACCTATGATTGTAACTATTGACCACAGCTGGCTTGTAAAAAAAGCAGCAGATGAGAGAGAAAAGTTACAGACTCTTTATAACATAGCAGATATGCTTATAGATGTAAAGCGTGACCTACCTGTTATTGTTATTATCCTTACACAGCTTAACCGTACTATGGAGGATGTATCACGCAGAACTCCAGGTACAATTGCTAACTATCCAAGTTCATCAGATATATTTGGTGGTGACGCTCTTATGCAAGGTTCAGACTTAGTCTTTGCTATCAGTAGACCGTTTACACTAAACATAGAAGATTACGGACCAGAGCATTATCAAGCTAGTAAAGAAAATGTATTCTTACATTTACTAAAGCTACGTAACGGTGCTACAGATGATAATATCATTTTCTTACAAACAGATTTTAAAAGACAACGTATGATTGAGTCTCCTCCTCCACCTACGGTTCAGCAACAACCGCAGACATGGACACCAAGGGGACCTAGAAATACACAAAGACCTTCGGCTGATGTTGGCCAAGAATTATAAAACAAAAACACACAGTATGACAAGTAACACACCACAAGTAACAGATGTTAAAGAGCTTAAAAAACTTAAGCTAGAAGCTATCAGAGATTTCCATCAAGATTTAATTGATGACTTAGAAATCCCACGTACAGACTTTAACATGAAGATGCCGTTCTATGACAAGCATGGTAGAATGGTAGTAGGTATTTTCTCTTCTGAGTTTAGAAAAGAAAAAGGTTTTTTCTTTGAGCTAATCACTCGTGATCTTGCACCTGCAGATGCAGAACGTAAAGTTTACAGAGTACCATTTAGCACAGCATTTGAAGAAGAGTATGAGCTTAATGAAAAAGGATCTTACTTGGTTCCTTTAGAAGAACTAAGAGTAGTTAATCCTACATCAGTAGCTATTAAGAAAACAGCTAGGTTTGGTGATCAAGAAGAGCAGTTACCTTCTTCTCTACCTAAGACGCCTATGCAAGCTTACAAAGCACCAGCTACCATGGAAGATGCTCCTTACAGTGAGATGACTATTAGAGACTACTATGCTATCCAAACAGGTAAGCCAGTAAGTTCTAAAACATGGTTGAATGAGTTAATTAAATCTACAAAATAACATATGGCACAGGGAATCCTAATTATTGCAGAGTCTGGTTCAGGTAAGTCTACTAGTATAGAAAACCTAGATCCAGCAGAGACGTTCATTATTAACGTAGCTAACAAAGCTTTACCTTTTAAAGGGTGGAGAAAGAAGTATGTACAGTGGAGTAAAGATAATCCAAAAGGTAATCTATATTCAGCTAGTTCATCACAACAGATAGAAGCATGCATGAAGTATGTTTCAGAGAAGCGTCCTGATATTAAGAACTTAGTTATTGATGACTTTCAGTATATGAGCTCTTTTGAGTTCTTTGACAGAAGTGACGAGAAGGGTTATGAAAAGTTTACCCAAATCGGTGCTAACTTGGCACGTATTGCACGTATGCCTAAAGACTTAAGAGAAGATTTAATGATCTTTATCCTTACACATGCTGAAGAATCTACAGACATGGAGGGTAAGAAAAAGTTTAAAGCTAAGACTATTGGTAAAATGGTTGACGAAAAGCTTACGTTAGAAGGATTATTTTCTATAGTTTTGTTTGGCAAAGTTAAGAAAGACAAAGATGGTGTTATCAGATACGTATTTGAAACAGCCAATAACGGTGAAAACACATGTAAAGCACCAAAAGGTATGTTTGACGAGTTTGAGATTACCAATGACTTAGCTATTGTTAGACAGAGCATTATAGATTACGAAAACTAGTACTCAATTTTTCATTCACATAAATAAATAACAGACGTATGTTTAGTACAAAAGGACAAGAAGTAAAACAAGGTGGAGGTACAGCTAAATCTCTACAAGCAGGAGTAGTTTATGCACACATTCACAGTGGGCAAGTTAGAACATCTAACAAAGGTGATAAGAAAACCTTAGAGTTAGTATTAGAAGGCCCAGCATCTGAGGGCTTTGAAGGTTGGGCTATTGACAAGAATAACCCAGACGGACCTAAGTATACAGGACAATCTAGTCGTGTATCTGCAACTATCTGGACTGACCAGTTCAATGATAGTAACGTATCTAAAAATGAGATCATGTATAAGCTTGCAGTTATTGCATCAGAGCTTGGCTTAAGAGATCAGATTGATAATATTTCTGCATCTAGTCTTGAAGACTGGGTTGAGAAAGCTGTATACATCTTGAAAGGACACAACTTACATTGGTTCTTGAAAGGTACAGAAGAAGAGTACAACGGTAAGACTATTATTAAATTGTCTTTACCTAAGTACAAGTTTGCTTCTAAAGAAGAATCTAAACTTGACACCTTTGATAAAAACAACCAGTATCACTATAAGGCTTTACAAAATAAGCCAGTAGCTAGCTTTGAGCCAGTGAACAGTGATTTTGATATGTAATTAGCTGCCCAGAAGATCAGGGGGAGAGGTATTGCTCCCCCTTCTTCATTTAACTCTAGATCATGTTTAAGATAAAGAATATGGTGCATGACATCAAGGATGTCCCAGCATCATGGATATTTGAACACTTCTGTAAGCTTGGTGAAAAGCTTAGCGGGCATGATATAAAGATTAAAAGCTTATTTAATTCTAAAGAACGTACACCTAGTATGTGTATATACTACGATCCTACTAAGGATACGTATAAGTACAAAGACTTTAGCTCTGGTAAAGGAGGTTCTGCAATTGATCTAGTAAAAGATATTACAGGACTCAACTATCATAAAGCTTGTACTTTAGTAGTAGAGAATTATAATGACTTTGTCCTCCACAATAACGGAGGATATGATGTACAGAAATTTAAACAAGCATCTAAATATAAAGTTAGTCAGTTTGTTTTCAGGTCCTGGACCACACAAGATCAGTATTTTTGGACCCAGTTTAATATTGGATCTAAATTACTAAACGAACATAATGTAAGACCGTTAGATAGTTACACTATGCATAAGGATTGTGATGATGGTCCCATTGATCTAACCATTAAAGGTAACTATTTATACGGTTACTTTAAAGATGATGGTACACTGTACAAAATCTATCAACCCAAAACTCTAGACAAGAAGTTTATTAAAGTTCAGGATTATATTCAAGGTTTTGAACAGATTAAGAAAGCTCCTTATCTAGTGATCACCTCTTCTCTAAAAGATGTAATGGCTCTAAAGAGTCTTAAGATACCCACTCTGGATATCATTGCACCTGACTCTGAGAACACTATTATCCGTAAAGAAATTATGGATCAATACATCAAAACGTACAAGAAAGTCATCATACTATTTGACAATGATGAACCTGGTATTAAAGCTATGGAAAGATATAAAGAACTATATCCTGAAGTAGAGTATGCCGTGCTACCTATGAGTAAAGATCCATCAGATTCTATCAAGGACTATGGTCCTAAAGAAGTATATGTACGCCTAATACCTATACTAAATAAAAGAATACTAAATGGCCAAGAAGAAAGTTACTAGACGAACTACTACTCCTAAGACTAGAAATGCAGGTACTATGACAGAGTCTGCATTCTGGAGTTTTATTAGAAGTACGTTACGTCAAAAATCAAGATGGTGGAAACCTATTACGCAGTGTAAACTAGAAGCTCGTAGAGCCTATACAGGTCCTCTTAAGAGACAAAAGTTTGAGTACCAGTGTAATACTTGTAAAAAATGGTTTCCTGAAAAGAAGATTAACGTGGACCACATAGTTGGTGCAGGTAGTCTTAACTGTGGGGCAGACCTTGAAGGCTTTGTAGAACGTCTGTTCTGTGAACAAGATAATCTACAAGTGCTCTGTGAAGACTGCCACAATAAAAAAACACAACTAGAAAAACAAAAGTAGAGATGGAAGACCCAATTATTGAAGCTGTTATTGAGCAAATGAGAAAAGACTTTGAGATGGATGATGTATCAGCTATCTATGAATTATTAGAGTCTTCATCAAAGAAAAATCTATTAAGCTATCTCCCAGAAGAAGTAGCTAAACAATTAGAAAACTAAAGTTATGGAGGAGCCTATTAAAACCTGTCCATCTAGTGTTGCAGATATGCAAGGACAACTAGATGAACTTATTAAGTTTCTAGAATATGAAGAAGCTATGAGTGTAGATCCTACAACTCAAAGACGTATTAGAGCTAAGCTTATAGAGCTTGGTGTATGGCAATAACATTAAAACAAAAACACATGGAATTAGAAGACATCATGCAGGAATCTGCAGAACTGTTAGAGAAAGACTTCTACGCTAAGAAGTTTTATTTTAGTTATAGTAGCCTTAACAAGCTAATGTGGAATCCAGCTGTATTCTATCAGCTATATGTACTAGGAATGAAAGAAGAGCGTACTGATGCTCACTTAGTACAAGGTAAGATTATACATGCCCTTCTTTTAGAAGAGGATAAGTTTAACGATATGTTTGTAATCAGCCCGGCTAAGCTTCCAGGTGATTCAGTAAAAGTTGTTATAGATAGAGTGTATGCACATCATGTAGAGATAGCTCAAAACGGTGATTTAAGAACTGAACTAAAAGACTTTGATCAAGCTATTCTAGATGTGATGGTAGATATGAACTATCACCAAAGCTTAAAGACAGACCAGCAACGTATAGATAAAATTCTTGTACCAGAG